TTATGTGGCTCAACAAACGTACTGTCGACAGAGAGCGTCGGCAGGTCGAAGGTACTCATACGGTTTAACAATTAACAGGCGCGGCGAAACGCTTTGGAAACAATTTACACATCACACAACAACAGCTATACGCTGCGTTCGCAAAGCCTCCTTGGGCTACGCCAAATGGCTGAAGCCACTTCTTTTAGCATCGGACGTTGTCATCTAAGCGCGGACCTAAGCCACTGCCTAAAACTGCCCCAGATATGACCTTTTTTATTGGCAATCGAAGCGGCGAACGTAGTGAACGAATCAATTGCCGAGGTATCATAAACACCTATGGTTGAATTTTCTACTCGCTGACGAATATAAAATAATGTGGATGGCGGCAAATTATCTGTTTGTAATGCAACTGTTTCCCCGGCAATAATTTCAGAATTTCCCGCCTCCCCCCACGTTGCGGCATCGGTAGATGTGTCAATATAAAACGTTGCCGTATCTCCTGTGATCCATGAATTCTTAGTCAAAAATCCTAACATTCCACCTATAAATGTAGTATCATATATCTCGTTGTCATGCCGAAACATGGAATCGAGTGTACATTCCCACGTTATAGAAGAGTCAGTAATGGCGGATGTGTTTCCCACCACGAATAATTTTCCTCTCGCCCCGACTGTATCATATACTGATGTCTGTTTGTGCCACCATCGATTGACTGTAGTGTCTATCAAATAGGAAACTCCTGCACTAATAGTATTATCGTGCATAGTCGGAAATGGCCCATTAACCGGATTGTTTTGCCATATTGAATACCGTATAGTATCCCGCGCCATTTCCCAGCACGTATCTATAGGGCCTAACCCACCAAACCATATATGTTCTAACGAAATATCGCATACAGAATCCTGTGGATCACTTGATGCAAGATAAAATGCAGACGATGAATTAGTCAATCCATAAACTGTATTATTTATGAATTGTACGTAGCGAGCAGCGTAATCTACCCCAGGCAGATTAAACCCTCTATGGTTAAAAATATTATGGGTAGATGCAGCCATCGTAAAAAACAAACAGTTTTGCACAGTTCCAGATATCCAGGCGTCCCACATCAAAAAAACGTGGTCGTCATTAATGAAAATACACTGTTTTACTGAGTTTCCATAGGTGTTTCTTTCTACTCCATCCCATGTACAAAACTCTCCATTTCCCCTATTTTTCTGGTCGAACCAACATTTATAGAACTGCACGCTGTCAATCCCTACCGCCTGGACGCTTATTTCTCCACCCTCAATTATTATGGTATTTTTAAATTGCCATCCATGCCCAAACCCTGCGTTTGACTCGTAAAAAAGGCACGAGTCAACAACTACATGGGAAGCGGAATTCGAGGAATCTGAATTACATGCCAACCCCGAGTAAATGTTCCAAAAAATAGAGCGTTTTATTGATGCCGAACTAATACCTATATCATTCAAGATGAAACCGCGCAGCAACGTAGATCTAGCCGATGAATCGCTTTTGAAAATGCAGTTTTCAACTGTAAATGGATTCCATGCAGTAATGAAATAATTATATCCGGATGCGGCACCAGAAGGATAATAAAAAAATATATCCTTAAATCTTACCCCTGTTCCCTCAACTCTCATATGGGTTCCGCCATATGTTATAGTGGCGGCGACTTTATGATAAAATCCAGGCTCAGACATAAACATCATACCGGCGTTCATTCCTGCGCGGGATGCAGATAATGTAAATACCGAATCGGCAGCGGCAACCAACATTACCGTATCGTTATTTCCGCAAGCGGCAAGCGCACCACTTAAATCCTGAGATGTCCCTGATTGCCCTACGGTTGTAATGGCTGATCGGGCAAACGATACAAACAATAAAATAAATAATAAATTTTTCATAAATCCTCAACAATCGAACGAAACATTTTACAAAATTCTCAGCTCGAATTCATTGTATTCTTTCATGGCGTCACGCCATTTATAGATAGCATCGGTTGATTTTGCGATATGGTCATATGAATCATAATACATTCCAAAAGCCATGCATCCCAAAAGCTCTTCGGGTTTATTTGCTATGTGTCCACATATAATATCGCTTCTTCCGGGAACATCAAGAACAAAAAAAGCTTCCTTCCAATCCTTATTTTTTGAAGACGGTTCTCTCCTGCAAGTATAAATTCCAGCCGGGATACATGATACCCGCTTCTGGTTGTTCCTCCATGGCAATTCAAGGACAAAAAGAGGCTCAATTCCAGGAGGGTATATTAAACCGATAAACGAATTTTCAGTTCTCCATATTCCCCTGTGAAAATCAATAATCATTTTTCAGCCCCGATGTTTCCCTTTGAATTTTTGAAAAAATGAACGATGAGATATACGACCACCACCGGCACCGACTGCATCAAGGCGGTATACCATTGAGCGCCTAAAGGGAAATGCCCGGACGAAAATATTTTCCCGAGAGGAATGGCAATGGGGGTAAGAGCATAAAACATTCCCCACAATAAATCTCTCACGCCTAAACTTAAAAACTTGGACTTCATACCTTCACCTCCTGCATTATTTTTAACCTTTGCCAATCCATCGGAGTCATCGGAATAAAACTTTCCTGTAATATTCCAAGGAACTCAAAAAGCTTTTGCGGCAATTCAGAACAGACATATATATCTTTCGATCCAATTACGTTTATTCCGAGCTTCTCTGCAAAATCCCATAACGCAACAATGTCACGATAATCATACTGAACACCGAATTTGTATTTTTTATAAAGCCATTCGTTGCCCCGTCCGACATCCGTCTTATCAATATTGATATACCGCTTTATGCAGCACACGTGAGCTCGGTTTTCGTTGTCGGCAAAATACTTATCGGGTTGAGACATCTTAAGCCCGGACAATATTTTCACCTTCTTATACATCGACTGTTCACCATCTTTAAGCGCGACGTATTCCTGTGGTAAAATAATTCTTCCGTTTTCAGTGTTTACGAAACGAACACGACTTCCGGTGTTCGTCATTTCAAGCAGCCATTTTCTTCCATCTAATCCGAGAAACGTTACGGCGGTATGTGTTGATAAATTTTTTCGTTTCGGGTACCACTTAAAAAGAGCAAGTGGATTCCCTCGCTCCCACGTATTGCGCCATATCTCTCTGGCGATAAAACTGAGGTTGGTTGTACCGATAACGTCGAGCGGCTGAAACTTCTCATCGATGTACTTTTCAAAGTTTATCATGTTCACCTACCACGTTCGAGTATCCGATAAAAAATATAGGGATAAATTCCTGCCATAGTCTGAATTCGGAAAGTATTCCGCTGAAAAATAAAAACAAGGCGTATTCTGCTGCTACCACCTTGAACATTAATGCCTTTTTCGGAAGAAATATTATTGCCAGCCATATTCCGCCAACGGCAAAAAGAACATGGTTCAGCCATGGACGCAAGAGCAGGTCAATATTTTGAGCAACACACCAATAATGCCCAGCCTGATTCACAGCCGTGTAATGAGTCGCAATAGTGAAAAAAGGAATACTGTTTCCGGCAAGAATATCGCAACACATTTTAACCGCCACCCCTGCAGAAAAACACATAACCGAAAAAGTTAAGCGTTTTTTAAAATCCATCTTCTCATAGAATAGCGGGATAACGGAAAGAAGTATTGCCGTCTCGGTGAATGCCGTTGCCATCCCTATAACCGAAGGAAGAAGAAAACGCCATTCCTTATCCCTCATGGTGAGAATAAACGTCCAGAAGAACAGGAGGGGGGCATCCCATGGCATCAAGAGAAAGTCGCTGGTAGGGCGCTCGGATGGCGTCCAGGCATAACCAAGACAGGCGGCATACCCAAATATCATTAGCAGTTTATTTCTCACGGGAAAACGCCAGTATTAAAAATGTTGAAAAAATCCAAATCGAATGCCACGTTGCCACTTTATTTGCAAATTCGTTCATATTTTTTTTACTTATCTTTTTGTCTTTGACAATATCCTTCATTCCGACAAAATATGCGGCAAACCAGTTCGACCCTATTCTTCCACGCCATGCCGGCAGATGAATGTTTTTTCGGTAATATTCATCACCCATGTTTTTACCGATAAAGGTATTCACTTTGTAGTCAAGATGCGCTCCTGAAAATACTGCCATCCTTGCCATGTAATACTGGGTAATGGTAAGTGACAGGCAGATAAAAAAAAGGAGGAACTTGTCTTTCATTTTACTACCGCCGCCACAGTGTCAATAACCATACATCCCACCCATATTAATAATGCCGGTCCCCAGAAGGCAAAGGTTATTTTTAGATAAAGTGGAAGCTCTTTGAATTTTTCCATGATTTTCATTTAATAAATATCTCCTTCAGAATATTAAGCAATAAAGCCACTAAGGTTGATATTAAAAGGGTAATAAGAGAAGAAATTTGTTTTTCAACCTTCTCTATTCTTTTGTGAGCATCGGTGCAAAGCGTCTTTCTTAATTCTTCCAGCTCTTTAAGTTCCATTATTGAATCCACTCTTCCTCTGCGTTTTTCAAAGAATCATTATACGCTTTTATTGAATCAATGGCAGATTTGTCATTCCATCGTGAAACCTGTCTTTTTATCCATACCCGTATACATTCCTTTGCCCATGCATTATCCGAAAATTCAGGAACACCGTTCGTATCGTAAGGTATCGGGTACAACCCCTTCATTGCATCAACTACATTGGCAATAGCAGAATCATTAATTGTAAATGTAATATTTGCCGCTTCAGTATCAAGAAGTCCAATAAAACCAAACAAAATAATAATTGCTATTGATCTGCAATTGGTAGAAATGTCCAAGTTTTACCTCCTGCCGAAATAAATAAAGTGTCGTTAGTGCCATCATACATTTTTAACTCAGTAAACGAAGTACCCGAAGAACCTACTTTTATAGAATCGGTTTCTATTTCACCACCTTCGAAAACATGGTTTCCTGATCCAACCGCTTGAGAATTGTAATGAAGATCTCCATCGCTTTCGTATCCTATGGTTGCATCCTGAGCCTCACCAAATTTAATGTACCTATCATCAGCATCGATATGCATATTTCCGATAAATGAACTCGGAGCATCATGCAAGGAATAAATAGCCCATTCATTTGTGACAGTGCCACCAACCAACCCTGGAGCAGCGATATAAAGATCATATCCGTTTGTAATTACCCCGGCATTACATCTTAATCTTAAATAGTTCCCTATTGCATTTGTAACAGTTCCGGCACCATCAGTATACATCCCATAATTTATTTGATTTCCAAGTAGCCATGAAAGTGTTCCGGCACCATTTTTATAAGCAACAGCATTCATGGCCGCGTAAAAACCTGAATTGGTTGCACCGGTCCCAACGGTTTGTTTACAATTAAAATTGAAACCGTAATATACATATGAACCAGTAGACGTGCATGAAGGATAATATTGACAAGAAAAAAGATTTGCATTGGTTGTATTTAAAGGATCATAGTACGCAAGAAAAAGGTCGTCTGCAGACGGAGTGATCCCTAAACCAACAAAGCCATCAACTGTTAAACTACTATCAAGATATAAATCTTCTCTTATACGAAAAGTATTCCCAGTATCGGTAGCTGAAGAATTATTTAATTGATCGCCATCAGATACAGGGATCGTTCCAGAGTCTACACTACCGGAAAACAAAAAATTTGTTGAGTGGTACCCGTCTAATAAGTCAGCATTTAAATTATCATTCATTACCGTGGAATACAGGTCGATCGGTTTTGTTCCTATGTTCATCGGAAGAGAAAGAACGCCGTTTATTGTCTGAGATCCATTTACCGTAAATCTGTTTACAGTATAAGAATAATCGGCATCATATTTATAAACATCTCCCGCTGCAACATTATCACATATATAATTACTACCGTTTAAATATGTTCCACCCAGAACGCTTGTGAGGCTGTATGCATGGTACAATTCAAAAGTTGTTGTACCGTAAGCACGGCGATAAACTCCTGAAGGTGCAGAAGCGCATAACACATAAATATTTCCGCTGCTATCCGTCCACGATTGACCATACCCCCTCACCGTTGCATCGTATGAAGCAAACGATGATCCGAGAGGAGTTTTCATATACACTCCGGCATTACTCGTAAAAGCCCATATAGTATCTCCAATATTCGTTACCGAAGTCCAGTATCGTCTATCCGCATACGGTGAAAAAGGACCGCTTCCACTGGTTTGCTCATAAATGTAATTGTCAAAAGCAGAAACGAATATATCTCCAGATTCATTTATGGTTATGCCGTTGAACGTTCTCGATGATGCTCCATAATAAACCGAATCGTAAAAAATAAAATCGACGGAATCGGCATCCCATATATAAAGCCCCTGGTTTCCTAAGGAATAGGTTGCAGTAGCATAAAGAATGTTGGTAGAAGGGTCGCAATATATTTCTGACCAGGTTCTGCTTTTTATAGTAAAATCATCATGAACGCCTACCTCGCCTGTCATCCTTAACAATTCAGGGGTGCCAAAATAATGAATTGTATATATATACCCTGCTGTATCGGCTGCCATTGATTGATAGTAATTATCCGGCATTTCTAAAGCAACATAATCGGTATCAAGCGCCTCGATTTCAAGGTAATTCGTTCTCTGTTTCATTATTGTTTTTGAATAAGAGGTATCGGTTAAAGCGTAAGGGACATACGGAGTGTCGCAGAACGTTCTTCCGTCACCAACGGTATCATAATACGATTTATGCATCCCATCCAAGCGATCGGCACCGGCTGCGGAGTCAACATACCCGACACTTATTACCGATAAAGAACACTCCCGAACAACATTGCTCCCGCTGTCAAAGCAGGCGATAGTAATCGGCGATGAAGAAGTAGGCTTTACCTGTGTTACCAGGGTGTCATTTATCTGTAATCGATTACTGTTTCCGAGAATGCTGTCAGTTTCAAGAAACTCGGAAAAGGCTATCGACACAAATAATAATACTGCCAATAAAACGCGCATCAGTATTTTATCTCACACCTTCGGTTTAGGCGGTATTCACTTTTATCCGTCGTTACCAATTCTTTCTCACCCACCGATTTAACCGATTCAACTTTTACGTAATTTTGGTCGAACAACTTTTTTACTGAATATGCTCGGCGAAGACCTAGAGTATAATTGTAATCATCGCCACCGATAGGACAGGTGCCTCCGACGAGTTCAACTGGTTTGTCAATATTAACTATCTTCCACCGTTCGCTGTCCTGTAATTCGTCAGAATCGAATTTAAAATAGACGATAACTGTTTGCTTGAACGTTTCCATCGGAACGGCAGGTGCTTCAACCTTTGGAGATTCTTCAACCGGGAAAACCATCATTGCTTTATCTTTCTGAGGTTCCGGCAACACCTCGGTGGTTATCACTTTCTTTGAGCAGGAAATAATGGTTAAAACCAACGCTGTAAAAAAAACTCTTAACATATAAAACCTTTCATCTGATTTTTGTTTTTCCAAGTTCGTCAAGCCATTCGAGAGCGGTTCCCGTTTTGTTTAACAGGCTTGCAGTCGTTGGGCTCTTAGATAAAATATTTGCACCCACCAACATTGCTGGCAGGGGGTTTCCATGGGCAGCAGACGATACAGCGGCGAGACCTCCGATATAATCATCAAGCGGTATCAGGTTTTTTCTATTTGAAACGAGCACCTGTCTTGACGCCGCCCTTTCCATTGGTATCATCTCAGATAACTGCTTATTGAGTTCCTTAATTCCTGGAGAACCCTTATTCTCAACTACTGTTTTCATTGCATCGTATAGGGCATTGTGCGCCTGTGCACTTACCGGAGCGCTCGGGTTTCCGCTTCTGCTTCCTGCCTCGGCAATCCAATCTCCCTTTTTACCGATTACCTGTTTCTCCATTTGTGTTTCAAGGAGGTTAATTTTTCCTTCCGGATAAGCCTCGTCAAAAGATTCTCTCATTTTATTGAGTTCTTTTTTTATATCGATTACAGCGGTTTTGCTTTTCCCGAATTTTTCCGCCGATCTTTCAGCCTGAGAAAAGATGTCATCGACAAAAGTGTAATTGTCAGGATCAAGCATTGTTTCACTGTTTAAAATCTTGTCTTTAACCTGTTTGTATGTATCGCTGATTTTTGTTTGCCATTGCTTTTTAACGCTCTTTGCGTTTCCGAAAACGTTATACTTTGTATAGAGTTCGTTCGCAGCGCCTTTATTAAATTCAGGTGTGTTTATTTTTACTTTTGTCCCCTGCACCCTTCCCGCAGCGGATTTGAATCCCTTGCTTGTTGCAGGCAAAGCCTTTCCAATAATGGGGGCTCCTATCTTTGCAGCAGCGGTTGCAGGGGGTAGTATTTCTGCCGATCCGGTACCTATATCGACAATGCTTTGAAAATTCGGTGATTTTTCATACATTTCACCGATGTTTTGCTTCGGAAGAGAATAAGTTCCATACGAAGGAAACTGCATATTTGAGGCTGGAGGCGGTGTTTTGGGGGCAAGTTTTTTCATGCCTCCTCCGATGATATTTCCAATTTCATAGGACCCTGGAGCCTGCCTTATCGGAGCTGCCATTGATTGAATAATTCCAGCAGTTCTTGAGAGTGGGGCGTTTCCCCCTAAGTTTTGACGATTAACATCCTTTTGGGCCTGTTCTTCAATATCTGATTTTACACGCTCTCTATAAGATGGACCGAAATCTAAAGCGGGGACAGAATACGATCCGTAAGAAGTAATACGCTGTGTGCCAAGTTTGTTTTCAAAGCTCCGGCTCGCTCCTGCGGGCTCTTTTTCTTGCGATGCAACCGACTGCTCAAGCTGTGCCATCTCTTCATCGGAAAGAACATCCGGAGCGTTTTCAGGAGAAAAAGAGGCTTCGAGTTCGGCCATCTCTTCATCGGTCATAAAATCTTCGGTTATTTTATTTTGTGCCATCCATCTTCCCGCTTTTCCCATGTTCCAGCCCTTGGCCCGCTCGGTATTGTTTTGGTTTCATTCGGTACTTGTGTGATGACATCTTCAACCGACAGCCCTCTTTTCTGGGCAATGTTCGTATACTTATTGATTCGGCCCTGCTGTACCTGAACCTGCTCGTCATACAGCATTTTTGCACGATCGAGGAAATCTTTCCTCATGTTTTCGTTAAGCCGTTCACCCTTAATAATCTTCTGAACTAACGCCTGCATCCTGTCTCCGAAGGCTCCGGTTGAAGCAGCATTGGCGAATTCACTCTCCCTCACTACCGATCCCGGATCGAGAATTTTCATGTAATTGAAGAGTAATGCAAGGTCTCCTGCAGCACTCGAATTCTTACCGGAAGCAACTATTTTGTTGTAGCTGTCTCGAACATCGTTGAACGTTTTCGACTGATTGTTGAATTCCTTCCTCAACTCTGTTGCATCCTCGAATTTTCCTTGAGGGGTATTCGATTCCTCTTCGATCTTTGCGACAGTGGTCCTCCTCGTACCCTCTTCCTTGGCAGGTATTTTACTCCATTCTGTTATGTAGGCGCGTTTCCCCGCCCTGTTTATTCCTTCATTAGACAGGCCGTAATACGTTCCCGGCGCTGAACTCATTACGAAGTCGCTGTATGCAGCTTCCTTTTCTGGACCTTCCGGCATTTTCCGAATCCTCCTAAGTTCGGCTATTTTTTTATCGTATACACTTGTGGTTTCCTCATTCGATTTTGTTTCATGGGTGTCTTTTTCCATCTGAGCCTTAAACCTCAGATTTTCCTCATTTGCCTTCGATTCATCCTTCAGATTGCTTACGAATTTCTGAGCCGGTTCGGACGTGTTCGAAGTTAAGCCATAACCGCGAGCAAGCCCCATAGGGCTGCCGTACATCTCGTTGAGTACCTGCCCCTCGGATATCTTCTGCAAGTCCTCTTTCGGAGCCGTCTCCCATGCATCAGGACCGGCCTTTTCTGCCATTGCGGCCATTGGTTCCGAACGGTTGAATTTCCCGATGGCCTCCATTGCCGACGATTCGTTTTCGCGCCGGTCGAGATCCTGTTCAGCCCTTAACGCCTCGTCGTAGGAATTGAAGGTGACGCCGGGAAGGCGCTTGCTTTCATATATCGTTTTCTTTGCCATTTTTACCTCACAAGGCTACCGACTGCGGAACGGAAGGGAAGCCGACGACTCGCCCTCTGTTGAGCTGAGTTTCTTATTCCGGCAAGATAATCCATCGCGTTCAAATTTACCCCGCGCTGTGAAAGGTTCATATTTTCATTAAATTGCCGTTTCGCCTCGGCATCCTGAATTGCCTGCCTTCTCCGGTCGGCATCTTCTTTTTGCCAGTCGTAGAACATCTGCATGGTTGCCATGGAATTTTTTTGTATCTTGTCGCCAAGATTTGTGAAAGAATCCATCATGCCCATTCCTCCTCCGCCCCCTGAATCCGGCAACTCAAGCTCTCTTGATGTTATGGTAGAGCTTCCAGAGGATGTCGGGGCAACCGTAGAAGTGGAATAGGCCGTTTTGCCTCTTTCCATTTCGTCTAACGATGTGAGATAGTCGCGATAGTTCATATAAATTCCTATGTGTTAAATTTTGCTGCCCATGCATCAAAGTTCCTCACCGTATCATCCGAGGAGCTGAAACCGTCGAAATATTTTGACTCTCCGCTTGCGACATCCATAATGGTGAAATTGTCCACGCGTCCGTTCCTCTTCTTGCTGGTGATGACCATAAGTCTTCCTCCGACGTTCACAACATCACCGAGCCCGACATCACCATACCCAATCGTATTGCTTCCTGTGCTGCTTATTCTCGGGCTGAACGTTTTTGCGTTGGCAACAAATTGCTGATATTTTTCATTATTCTGATTATCCGGATTATCGGCGTTCCTGAAGGCAATTGCCAAATCAGAAGCAGACACCTCTTTCTTGTTTTCGCTGTCATATATTTTGCCTGCCGCTATGTAGTACGGTGCAACATTTCCACCGCCTACTGTCGGGGCGGCCCCACCGTAAAGGGTGCTGTTTGCATAATTACTGAATACCCGTTTTCCCTCTTCGGTAAAATCGATAAAGTTGCCTTGGTCGTCAAAGTTGGCCAGCTCAGGGTTAGCGAGGGCGAATTGATATTCCTGCGCTTTGAAATCCTGCGCTATTTCTCCGTAAATGGCGTTTTTATCCGCTTCGGTGAGGGAAACGCCATTTTTCTCAAATACGAAATTAAGATAATCAAGCGCATCATCGGGAGAAGCGCGACCAGCATCAATTTCGTTATTGATGAAGCCATAAATCGACTCAATTTCCGCAGTATCAACGCTCCTCCTTTGAAGTTCTGCCAGCATTCTTTCAACACCAAGTTCCTCAACTTTTAATTCAAGCGATCCTTTTACTCGAACAGGATTCCCGTTTTCATCCATGACCGGGTTCCCGTCTGCATCGGTTTGAATATACCCGTAAGCCGCATCTTTATCCAGCCCGAGCCTCTGGAGGTCGATACCCTGCTGTTTCATGGCGAGATCGAGTTCTCCGTCAATATGGGTATCCGGTACCCCGTCACCGTTCGTATCTTTGTCGTACCCCATTATTTTTGCACGGTCGAGAGCGAGTCCTTGAGCCTCGATAGCGGTACGATCATTTTCAAGCTGTAGAGATCCATTTACGTGCCCGATTACGTTTCCAGCAGCATCCCTTACATCATAACCATACAATTGATCAGCATCGCGTTTATCGGCTGCATTCAGGAGATCGTATTTACCGAAAACCTGCTTATCTGGTACACCGTCACCGTTGGTATCGATCATTCCACCGAACAATTCAATGGTCTGGTTTTCGAGATCCTTACTCTCAAGACCGAATTTCATTCCAGCAAGTTCGCCCTGCCCGTAGACGTGTTGCCCATTCGGGAGGTCATACCCTTCATATTGTGCTTTCTGAACATCGATTCCGTATTTATCGAGGACGTTTCTATCCTGCGCTATTCGCTCACTGCTGGCGATGTCCATTCCGGCTATTTTTTCAGATGACATTATGTTTGCCGCCGTGAGTTCCCGCTGCAACGCTTCAGCACTCGTTTGAGCCCTTTCCCCCTCATAAGCCCCGCGAACATTCAAAAGGTTATTGATGTAGTTCTGCTGCGATTCATCGAGGTATTGTCCTTGTTCGCGTCCCTGGCCGAGTGCGGTGATATAATTCTGCATGCCTTTTTCATACGCCTGTTGCTCAAGTTCGTTTTCGAGGAGTCCCCGGTCGGTATTTTGGGTAAGCGCCATCCGAATGAGATTATCCTGAACCTGTCCAGCCCCTCCCATTCCCGCATTCGTCTCTTTAAACGCCTTCACCCCGGAAGCGCGGTCGGCGTCAAATTTAGACATCTGAGCCTTATTGTACCCTGTCCAATCCCTGCCCATATTGGGATCGGCCATGAGTTTCTGAGTCATCTGGGTGGTTTGATCCTGAATGGCGGTATTCTGAGGCTGAGAAAGCGCGGCCTGTTGAGCGGTTCCCATTACATTCTGGTTGCCCTGCTCAAGATTCTGGGGGGTGTAATCCTGTCCGGTGTACGGGAGATATCCTTGACTCGTCTCGTTCGGGTTGAGATAAGGATTCTGTTTCTTCTTCGTCGTCCCGGTCTGCGGGTCGTATACCATATTGGTAAAATCTGTAGCCATCAATAGCCGCCTTTAATACAGGTGTGCCATTCTCCATCCTGATAGACCTGCCCCTTCAGCCGGTTGTCCTCCCAAATGAGGCGCACCGAGGGATCGGTAATACTCCTCCATTTCCCGCTTGTCGGTTCGTTGAACATCTCAACCGAATTTCCCCCACCGATTACTACATTTGAAACACTTCCGGTCGTGAAATAGAGGAGGGAAACAGGATTGAAACTTATCGTTAAATCGTTCGTTCCAATATTATAAAAGCTCACTTTATGGCATTTTGAAAGATATCCCTCCGGCATGCTGGTTGAGAAGTCACCGAGGGTTGTATCACACACAATGATTATTTCATCTTCACGGAAAAGCCCCTGAATATTTGAGGTTTTTGGCGATATGTTTATTATCTGGTTTGCCATAAAAATCAATATATTAAGGGTTAAAATCACCGAAAAACTGGAAATAGAATCTTGTCTGTGCTCCAGTCCTGTTTATTACATTTGTCCTGAACGACGTACCGGTTGCCACAAAGCAAAGATATCCATCCGCGTCGGTTACAGATACATTATTATTTTTGTCGTATATTTCAACAATATCGCCTGTTTCGTCTATTACTATTTGTCCATAAACCAGGTCTCCAGCATGGCTGACAACATTTAAAAATCCGCCGAAATTTTGAGATCCTAATTGAAATATATCGTTCAGGGTCGCGGTGTCGTCGTCGTCAATAAGAGCCTGACCTATTGCCATACCTCCGTTATAATCTCCACTGTACGCCGTAAGCCTTCTCATTCTACTGTACAAAGAGGTAACAGTATCAGAATTTTCATGAGTAATTACCGAGTAATCGGAATTTATTCTTGTGTTTGTAATTACTCCTATTGTTGCAGAATCCGCATTTGTATAGTGAGAGGTCGATTTATAAGCATAAGCCGAATCGCTTGATAATGTGTCTATCCTCGGGCTTCCGCAAATAGAATCGATGTTCGTATTGCTTCGAATCGTATCGACACGGAGAAACGGCATTATTAGGTCGTGGGTGTAAGTGTTTTGAGTATATCGTGGTACGTTAAGATTGACCGTATCGATTACTTTGTCAATATACGCCTTTGTGGTATCATGATTCGAATCGAAATTAGCTTTCGTCATCGTATCGGTAGCAGCATAAGGAATAGTGTATTTATCAAGTGAATACGCGCTAAAGGCTAATAAAAATAGTGATAATAATGATTTTTTCATATATAATTATTCGTTTCTACCTCTCCAATAAGCGAGAGCTGAAGAAGCCTAAAACCAATATCGTCAGCGTTTTGTCGCACCTCAGTGTAAACGGTTTTACACCAGAAGTGAGACGGCATTTTTTTTCTGTTTATATCTCCGTCGTTCGAAGAGAATATGGCAGGGAAAACGACGGGGAATACCAGCGGGGCGGTAGCGGTTGAATTCACCGTAATCCATGCCGATTTTTTTGACCTGTCGGTTCCCGAGCATACTCGTATATCAAAAGATTTTTCATTCTGAGAATGACAATATATTTTGTCAATTCTCATTCTTCCGTTTACCGCCTCAAGGTGATGCCTGCTCTTCATATATGACTGCTTATCGGTTGCCGATGAAATCAGAGTTCCAGAAGAGTCGTACACATTCGATATACGCGATGTGGTAAGTGATTCGGCATACACTTTGCTTGCGTAAGTGTGAGACTGTCCTATGTAAAGAGCGTTGTTACTCTCGAATATCACCGGATAATTCCCGCTCACCGGCTGGAACTCCCACGAAAGATTGTAATTGTTGAAATCTGCCCATAGTGCGCTGGAAAGGTTAAGCACTGCATGAATGTTATTCACCGAAACCGAGACAGACGGATCTTGCCAAAGCAAATGATATTCATCCCGGAATTTTTTACGATAAACGAATCCACAGGGTCGGAAATTGTTCTGCGATTGATAGATTACATCTATTTTTTCCCGTATCGGGTACCCGAAATCAAAAGACGTGAACCGCTCCCCGTCGAACATCTTTACACCCTGGTTGGTAAGCCCGATCACCCCGCCGTTCCAGTTCGCAACCGTGCGCATATCGTAAAAACGCCATCGCGGATCAATAAGGTATTCTTTTTGATTGATATCTCCATATGGAAGAATCAGGATTCCGTTGTCGGTATTGAAATACAGATTCAAACCTACAGAGAAAATTCCGGTCAGCTTATACTGTGTAGTCCGGAAGTTCGCAGCCCCCCATCGCTCGACATCATACGCGGAGAATGTACCGTCATTGCTGTAGTAGATAACGTTGTTGATGATTCCCCAGAGACGACCAGCGAACGAAAAAATGAAGGTGATGGCAGGAGGAAGTCCGTTGTCGGCGGATGAATATTCATAAACGATCGCCGTTTCCTTCTGGGTATCCGCGCTGATCGTTATTGAAGTTGTGGTATTATCATCGGTTTCATAGAAAAAGTAATGGATCAGTTCGTCGGGTGATTTTATCCAGACAACTTTATTATTTACCTGGGGGTCGCCGCTATTCGGAACAGTTATCGATATCCGGTTGCTACCGGTTCCTAGCGTGATTTCCCCGAGGCTTTCACCGGAACTGTATAGAACGTTCACACCGTCCACTTTTCTGGCATATCCGACATAGACGCTGTACACTCCATCGGACAGCCCGGCTCCGGACGCCGCCGCCGCAGTACCCCCCGAAGGGGCGGTGATACCCACCTGATAGGCGGTTGTTCCCTCAATTTTCACAACAGAATTACCGTTGCAAATGAATTTCTTTCCGAATGCATCGCAGGCCCATGCCTCATTTACCGGACCCCCAAGGGAATACTTTGAGGTAAGCGAGCCGTCAGAGGTAGATATCTGGGAAAGTTCACCGTTGGATATCCCGTATAGGCTCTCTGTCCCGGAAAACTGCCGGTGTGAAAACATGCCGCGCAGAAAGGTGGTAAAGGTTGTCCCAGAACTGAGACCAACCGCTCCGGGTTGCTTTGAAAGCCCTGATTTCCTTAAAACGAATCCGATCGATTCATCGCTTATCTGATTCCGGAAAAACCTCGTCGGGTGTTCCACTTCTTCGGAGACGCACCCCCCGGAGCAGTCGGCGAAATCTATAGCTATCGGCTTTCTACTTGCTTCAGCCATGTCGGTAAACATCCTGATCGTTCGTTGATCCTACTAATTTACCTCCGCCCATTCCCTGACTTAAATTATGGCGGGGAATGTATACCTCTCTCCCGGCAAAATCATTCACCGATATCCCTGGGTTTTCAGTTGTGTTCTGGTGCTGCCCCTTGAATCTCGAAAGCTCTCGCTCGAAATTAATTCCGATCGCTTCGGCCTCTTTGAGCAGCCCTTTATCGATACACCGTAAATATTGCATCTTCCCGAGCATGATGTTTTTTGGGAAAAACAGATACTCGTCCCCGCTTCCGGTGAATGCATCGAGTTTTACTTGGTAATCGCAATAAACCGGCTCAACCGGAGATTGATAAAACTGTATCTGCCGGGTGTGGCCGGTAGCTTTAGCGAATCCCGCAAGAAACTTGAAGCCGTCTATCAGGCGACCATCCTTGAAATAATACCGATCCGGCTTCCCGTCCTGGTCGTCGTCGGAATAAACATGAATGAGCATTCCGTCACCAGTGGGGAGGGTTGCAACGAGGCTGGAAATGGTCAACTGAGCGGAACGAGTTAACAGGGTCCACCCGGTAGGCGGATCACTCCAGATAGAATCCTGTGCCCTGTTGGCATAGTCTACCGTTAAGTTGGTGACATAATCTCCACCGGTCGGGGAATTCTCCAGCCATTCGTTGAATACATTTGCCAGATCGGAATAGAGGTCGGCGAACACTATTTGACTCCTGCCTTCTGTTTAAGTCGTGCGATTTCTTCCTCAAGTTTGCTCTTTTCGGCCTTTGCTTTCGCCACGTCCTCGTTGAGCATCTTCTTTTCTTCTTCGAGGTCTGAAGTTTCGGCGATATGTTTAGCAAGTGCCGGGTTGGTGAACTCAATAAAGGCCTTTTCACTCATGACTTGGGCTTTCGGAGACTTCGCCATCTCTTCGAGCTTTTCAGCGATCACTTTCGGAGTGTTGCTGGTGACCTCGTAAACGCTCCAGTATCCGGTTTCCGTGAAACGGTCCTGCCACCTCTGAAACATTACAGGCTCTTCGAAAAACTCCGGTTCTCCTCGTCCATTGGTTATAGGAAGACCAGTTGCCGTATTTGTTCGCTGAATTTTCTTTCCATCTCCATCAACCTTCGGAACAGAAAACCCGTAATCGAGACGGTTGACGTAATAAACCTTGTTTTTCTTGTCTGATTTCGGGTATGTCCCGAGTTTTGCCAGTTCTGCACCCATGTATTCCTCTTCTGAGTAGGTTTAGAATAAAGGGGGAGTTAACCCCCTTATTATCGTCGTTGATTCCAGTTCTGATTAATCGTGTTTTTCCTTACTCTGTATAGCTCCCACCGATATATTGCCGTCTTGGTGGTTGCCGCAGCACGGGTATATCGAAGGCTAAAGCAGCTTCCGAAAGCGGTTACCCCTATTGGCAAAAGGTGTGTGTAAATTGCCGTGGTCGAATCGGTTCCAACAAGGTGATTTCCCATTACCGTTGTACGGTTGGAACCATACATAATACACCGAAGCTGGATACTGTCGGTAACCGCATTTATCGAGTCGGTTGATACAATAACATAGGACCAACCGGGCTCGATATTATGCTTTTTTATCACGGTATCGGAAGTCGCCCCGGTAAGCCTCATGGTGTCAACCACCCCGCCTACCTCGTTCGATTCTACGAGTTGGTATTCCATGTTTTCCAATGTGGCAAGAGTCGGCACGCCAGCCGTAGACACTGCAACGGCCCAGATTACGATTAAAAAAACGATAATTTTTTTCATAACTACCTTTCGAAGAGGAGGGTTTTACCCCTCCGTTTTATTACCAACAATTCTGAACAAGGCCTGCCGACTGTCCGCCGTCATTTACCCGGCAACCGAATTCCGCCAGAACTTCGTCGATTTTTCCATCGCGATCATTTTCCTGAATGGAAACATTCGGATGAATATCGCGATCCGGAAGGTGGACGAATTCGACATTGTTCGGGTTGAACAGCAACATGCAGTGCGCCAATTCGCCTTCGTTAAAGGCTTTGTGGTTCACCAGTTCAAAGGCGAAAGTCTGTGTGCGAATCATTTTCGTATTGACGCCGAATTCCCGCAGGCGGGTTTTCGCGTCACCGACATTGATGTTGTACACAGTCTTATCCGATACCATATCATCGATGCGGCCACAGATATCGTACCCGGCAAGGGCGATAATCGGATCACCTTCGCTGGAAACCGACATCATGCGGGAAATCTCGGTTTTGAGCTTGAAGGATGACATGCTCCCTCCCATATCGTAGGAGTTCGCCGCCCAGTTCAAAAGCCCCTGGGAAGAGGAGAACGAAGCGGTAAGAGCTGCGCCACCGGAGGTTGTATTACCGGAAGACGCCCGGTTCCCGAACAGCCAACCGCGCTCGATTTTTTCGTAGAATCGAACGAGGTTAATCATCTTGAGCAGTTTGAAATAGTCCTGGGTTGCATAGAACTCCGATTTCAATAGGGTATTGCTGATAGCAACCGGTTCCCGCACAATCTGGGTACAGTTGTAAACATTGTCGAAGTCCTTCGATATCATCGACGGGTTGCTGCTGTTTTCCGGGTAGGCGGTTGCGCTGATACCGAGGATATCACCCTGAACAGGCGCAAAGGCGGTTGCGCCAAAACTGGTAATTTCACATGTGGTCGTATCGGTAATACTGTCGATACGTGCGGTAAGGGTTTTACCGCTGGTCGGATTGAAGTAATACAGCGTATCATAAATCTTTAGCTGTGCGGTAGAATTCACCACAAGCGTTGTACCAGAAAAGCTGGCAACGGTAACCGTTTTGCTCCAATCGGTAAAATTGAAGCACTCGAACCGCTGCTGAGAAACTTCGGCCTTTTTGATTCGACCTTTCGAAACTGATGCATCTCCTTTGCCGACGTTAATATCTTCGAGTAAGGCGATAAGTTTCAGGTTTTGCGCGTAATTCAATGCAATCCACGGCAGAACGTCGCGCTTGTTCTGCTGAGTAGAACTGAACGCCGGAACCGTTTGAGGGGTCGGCGATGACACGGTACCTCTGTAGACTGTCATATTTTACCTTCCTTAAATTCTGATTTTTGCTCCTTCGGGATCGGCAAAATAACCGTCCCATTTCGAGGTTCCCGCTTGCGGTTGTCTTGCCACTGATCCGGTGGGGCTCTTTTGAGCGGCAGCGGCGTTACTCCTGTTGTTTGCATCGGTATTCCGCGACACCTGCCCCATGATCTTTTTAAGGTTCTCCGGATCGGCAATTAAATATCTGTAAGCCCGATTAAAATGGCGCTGAAGCCTTCCGCCATCTGCCTGAAGTTCGTTAACAAAGCAAAATTTCATACGATCCTGTTCAGCCTTCGGTTTCTTTTGAAAATCAGGATACCGAACCTGAAACATATCTTCGAGCAGTTCCCCTCCTGCTCCTGGACCGAACATAATCCGGTTGTAGAGGTCGATTTTCGCTTTTGAATCATCGCCAGGAAGCTTACTGATAATAGCAGTGGCGTTTGTTCTGGCGAGTTCCGGCAATTTCGAGGAACGGGTTTCCTCACGTATCGCTTCGAGTTCATCCTGCCGCTTCCGGTAGGCGTTCTGCTCGTCACGTTCGCGGAAAAACTGCTCGTTTTCCTGTTGAACTTTGGCGTATTCCTGGCGCAATGCACTTAGAACAATGTCCTTGTATTCATCAGGAATCTGGCTTTGCTGTACCTGATTGAAAACCGACTCGATAGGTCCGAGGCGTGAGTTGTGGATATTCTGCTTGAAAACCTTATCGGCTTCATAAGCCTGTTTCCATTCAGGAATATCACTTTTCGCGCTCTGCCCACCCGGTTCGGCTGGCTTATCTTCCCCTTGAAAATTGATTCCTTCAAAGGAAATTCCGGTCAGCTTTTCGAGATCGAAATCGCCCGTTTCACCATTAACGAATGCCGATGTGAACGGGTCCGGCTTGTCTTCAGGTTTTGGCGGTGTCTTTTCGCCACCATTCGGGGTTTTTCCCTCTGTGTTTTCGTCTTTCGGCGGTTGTGCCTTGGTTTTATCATCCGTTTTCGGCTCTTCTGCCTGTGTTGTGGTTTTGTCCTCTGTCGGATCAACGAAATAATCGCTGAATGCATCGTTGATGTAATCGCTTTGGCTTACTTCCGTTGCCGGAGCTTCTACAGTTGCGGTGCTTCCGCCTTGAGATTCAACCGTTGTCGCTGGTGTTTCCATTGCTTTCCCCTTTTAGGTTTGTTTATATTACATTGCCCCGTAATCCGACCAGTCCGCTTTTTTCTTCGCATTGGCACCCCTCTTCTTTTCCTCGATGATCGGAAGATTGTCTTCAAGGCGCTTACCCTTTGATGCAGACATCGGTATATTTTCAACTTCCGGCACTTCCGGCGATCCCGCAACGCCCGTTTCCCGCTCTGCCATCTCGTCGGATGCCATCGCTTCAGCTTTTCCCATAAAATCAGCCTGAAGCTGTTCTATTGCTGACGCGGCACTGTCGGCAACAGTCTGCACCGGATTTCCTTCGGCATCCATACTTTCGATCGTAATGGTTCCGTCGTCGTTCTGAATGAGCTTAATTTCCTTCATCCTTTTTCCTTCCGAAATCAACGTTCTGATTGTTCGTATTCATGTGGAATTCCGCGTTTCCATCCTCGAACAAGGTTGTGAAGCATTGGCACACCCCGAACCGGAAAGTGAATTCGAATTTCGGGTTGTTCTTCGGATATATCAGCTTTCCAAACCATCTTCTATCCTCGATCTTTGCAAGTAGCTGCCCGACACCATCGGCATACATCGCTTCTGGAATCGAATTACGGATAAACGAATTCGCCTCCCTCGGCATCGGTTCATTTTTCGGTATTTTTCGAATTTCTTCGAATCTGATCCTCATATTCCCTCTTGTATTGTTTGAGGTAGTTGTCAATCACATTAAGCATATCGAGGCGTCCAAGATATCGAGCAGCTTTCTCTTTGTCATCTGACAAAGACATTTGACGGATGATATTTTCCCGCAAATCGAAGAGCATATATGCATATTCTTCTCGGGCAATCAGTTCACAAATCCAGTTATAATACTGTTTATTCAATCCCTTAAAGCTGCGAATAGTTGTATAAACCGTGTTCTGCTGTTCCAACTTTGCATTTAACGCCTCTTCAATGCGCTTCAGTTCTTCGACGCGGGACCGAAAAAGGAGGTTAAAAAGCCACTTCATAATACCCCCGCCATGTTAGGGGCTGGCATTGGTGCCGCTTGTGTTGTGGGTTGAGGAGACATCGGCACCATGCCGCCGCCCTGCATCGCAGGAACTTGATTACTTGGAACCATTCCAGGGGCTCCGAGTTGAGCCTGTTCATCAGGCATAATTTCATCGCTCGGAATATCGGCCTTGTTCCAGATGTCTTTCAAAAGCGGAAGAATATTGACACTCGCCTGCTGTAGTTGAGGGTTTGCTGAAATGTTCAGCCACCATGTCATGAGATTTTGAAGGCGCAACAACTCATTTGCCTTGTTTTTCTGCATGGTCGATTGAATATCGACATCGAAATCCCCGAGAATTTCGTATTTCTGCAATTCGAGTTCTCGTTCCCGAGCCTTCGCACGAACGTAGAACAGCTGCGGGAGGAATTGCTGAAGCATGACGAGAGAAAGGTATCCGATCCGAATAACTCCGAAATCGAAGTTTTCGAGCAGATCAGCTTCGAGGAGATCCCCCTGCCCGGCGATGATATTCGCGGCAGTCGCAGTTTTGTTATTGAGTCCGCCCTCGTCGCCTTTTCGCGACAGATCAACCTTTGTCCCCATTTGCTGTATGCTCTGCTGTACCTGATTGAGAGCGAATTGGGCCGGAGAAAGATCGATACGCCCAGGCTGGAAAACACTTACAAGGCGATCAATGGGGATGTCGTTCGCATCCACTGGAACGAATCCGCTATTTCGGTGAACGTTGGAAATATTTCCTGATGAAATAGATTTCTGGTTAAAGAAAATGTACTGCTGGATAGATCGCATCGCGTTATCGAGATTCATTCCGAGTAGGGTATTGAGGTAGTTTTCATGGGTGACGACATACTCGGCATCGGTGACGCCGAACCAATACTTTGAGCTGCGGTCGAGACAGACAACAGTGTATGAGCGGATACCCCTGTCGTAATCCTCGCGGGAAAGGCGAATGATTGTATCTCCGATCATTTCAGTGACGTATGTTTCGCCATCTTCCTCGTTGCCCTTAATGTTTATTTTTCCCTCAATGCGGTAGATATCGACATAGTGCCGACGCTCGTCATATTTCGAATGGTCGAGCCCTTCCCGCTTCCCGGCCATTCCCCGGATAACCCCATTTCGAGCCTCTTCAAGCACTTTTTTGACATTCTCGGAAATGTATGTCTGATCCTCGATCATTGGTACCAGTTCGCTTAAATGAACGCGCCGGACGTGCCCCTGGAAATCGCTATCTTCCGGGAAAGGAATATCAGGATTCTGGAAATAGTCGGTCGGCTTTATCTGGCAAGTATAAGCGTTCTCGTATCCGGTTTGAACTCGCTGTCGGGAATACTGTTCAATTTTTGGATTGTAGACAGTGCGCAGCTCTGTTTCTCCCGACCGCTTCCAGTAGGTGTAAGAAACAAAGAACCCGAATTTCGAAGCGGTATCGACTCCTGGCTTGAGTGCCAGCTCCCGGTATCGCGTGTGTTTCATGTTGAGATTAAGGACCAATTGCCCTCGGGCGGCATTCTCATATGGAGTTCCCCCGATAGGGGATAGTGAATAAATCTCCGGTGCCCGGTAATTCGCTGATATTATTGCCCGGCGTAAAAGCATACGCTCTTTGACAATAGGAAAGACAACATTAGATTGCCATTCGTTGTACTTCGAAGCTGCCGGAATCAGATCAGAACAATCCTGCATAGTTTTGAGTTTCTTCTCCAGCAGTTTATAGCAATCAGAATCGAAATAGCCGTTGACCCGAGCTTTCCAGTATTGAGCAATTTCAAGCTCATGCCGCCCGAACTCTGAGACAAGGTCTATGACGTATTTGTCAGGCATTCAATTCTTCCTTTATCTCTTTCCTCGCCTGTCTCTCAAGCCTTCGCACCTGCTTACCGGAAACTTTGTACCTGAGCATCAATTCTCTTCTATTCCGACGTTCTTCATTTTTTGCCTGCATCAAATTACCGATCTCTCACATAGTTTCTTCAGTTCGTCTGATTCTTTGTAAATCAAAGAACAAACAGCAGAGATAAACCCCTCGAATTCACTCGTTGATGGCGGTTCGGGGGGTGTTTCATTTATCGGCTGTGGTGTACCCGGTACTAGCACAGGTGCAAATTGATCTTTTACTTGATGGACCGATTCATTAAGGTGCGACAAAGCCTTCCTTACCTCATCGGCCAGCATGCTGAATTTTGACTGAGCGCATACTCTTCCAGCAGGTTCCCCTAAACCTCCGAGCGTTGGGAAATTACTCATAAACGCCTCCTCGTTATTGATTGTGGACAACTGAATACTGCCGTCGTGTCTGCCCGAATATCAGGCGGACGTATGAACCAGTGATATTGTCACCGATACCGGCATACCAGAAGCGGAATATTGGTGCCCAATACGGTACTACCGCCCGACTCTGTATGGCATACCCGGTAACATTTGATGTATCTATAAACAATCGCGCCTGCCCGACGAACCCGAGACTGTCCGTAGTTTTAACCGGTGCGACGAGATTTCCTGCTGTCATTATGTCGAACGTGTCAACAAGGATCTTCTCAAGCCATGTCGTATCTCGCTTTGCTGAGGAATTAATCACAATATCCCCGAGCTGAATGCCCCATTGAAATTGAATCGAATCCCCGTCGTATCCAGCGGATGACGTATCGTTAGCCATTGCATGAACACGAAGATTCTCGAACTGTGACAACTCGAATGCTCTTGTGACTCCGGAACTGTCCGCATTGAACGCGGTAACGGCAACAGTGTCGCGATATCCTGAATAATTAAATTGTGCCGCCACTATTCCGGCAATCAGTAGAACTAATAGAATCGATTTCATAATTACCTCACGCTAAACTGTAGTTTAAATCAATCTTCTGCCTTTCGAGCAGAAAGGGTTTTTCTTCTTCTTTTTCGACCGGATCGCGCCATGGGTATTTACTCATTCCGGCGAAGCATATACGCGCCGCGTCGGAGGGATCTTTTCGCTTCTCGTCTTCGGTCGTGTTGTCCCGGTCGAAACGATGGTTAATCGCGGAATCAATAAAATTGTGACAGTGTGGCATGACAAGAAGCCTGCTTTGATTGATCGAGCAAACAGGAATCACATCGTTGATTTTGATCGCTTCACGCATGATATCCTTCTGCACATCGATGATACATTCCTCGGGCTGTTTGAGATTTATGCCGCCGTTCTCCGGTTTCGCAAACTCGGTTATTAATCCCTCAGTGTTCGTGCTCCATGATTTCGCTCCTGACGCCTTTGCGAACCGCGTATCAACATACCTCTCGACTACTGAGACATTATACTGCTCGTCTCCGACCGTACAATCCAGTATCCGGAACATCGTCGCCAAGTCGTTCATGGTCAATGTGCATTGAGTTGTCTTCCTGACCTTGTAATAATGTTCGCTATTAAAAAATGAGAGTGTCGGAAACTCGTTATAAACAACATAGAAAAACTCCTCCCCGAGCTTAATCCGGGCAATCCATAGGCAGAACGGATAATAAACCGTGTGCGGGTCCATAGCCATGAACAACTGAGCATGCCGGGCCAGGAACTTGAAGCTGAATAGCTGCTCGTTGCATTCGTGCGGTGTGCAATGAACCTCTTTGGTAAAACCGGGGTAGAACCTTCCTCCGGCCTTCTTGACATCACCTAACCAGATATGTTCGTATCCATCGGGATCTTGCCTCTTCATGAGTTCGGCCTGATCCAGGATAACTTGAGATATCATTTTCTTCGGGGCGTCGGTATCGGTATAGTTTACTTTTGCTGCAATGAGTCCATCGTGCGGATGTTCGACTACATGCTGATAGACGAAATCATCCTCATACTGCACATTAAACATTCCCCAGATTTCAGAGCCCGGCTTCCGGATGGTGGGGTTTAAATCATTCCAGGATTTTTCTTCCAGGTTCTGAGCTTCACAGATAACGCAGATATCGATTCCCTCCATAGATTTTACATCATCGGAAACCAGGTCGTTAAGTCCACGGAAAATTATCTTGGTTTCAATTCCGGTTTGCTTCCGATACTCTGCTGATGTTTCAATATACTGATCGGTGATCTTGTAGTAACGATCATACCCGAGGCGCTTGACAGTATCACATAGGAGCTGATGCGCGGAGTCTTTAATCGTGAGCTGTACCTCGCGGGTGAATAGTAACCGCTTTGGAATACGGACACCTATTTCAATAGCAGCAGCAGCAAACGACCAATCTTTATACCCATTTCTCCCGCCGTACAGCCATCGTTCGCGCCAGGGTTTTATTGATCCATCTCGGAGAATCCTGCCAGGAGAAAATATTACCTGTCGATGCTTCTCGCTCGGCATCTCAGGATTACAGAACCTTCCGTCAATCAACGGCATCTTTATTTTCCTTTGCCAAAACTACGGTCAAAGTCTGCGGAGGAATCGGGAGTTTGTCGCCGCCGCTGGTGAGGTCGAGTTTGTCGCCGTATTTTTTGGGATTCAATTTAGAGAGAAGCCATTTGCGGGTATCTACTCTAAGGCGTGATCGATTCGTAACTTCCTTGTTCTCAACTTCGTATTCCTCATAACCTTTGACAATCGTCATTAGGTCGTTTGTCCCGTCATCAGAGATGTCAACCATTTCCTCGGCGATATAATCTAGTTGGATATTTTTAGATCGCGCGTACTGGTTTTCATGTTCTTCTGATGATTTCATGTATTCAAAGAACGATCTCTTTGAAATACCAACATGTTTACAAAGGTGAACCAATCCAAGCGATGTCTCCTCCATGAGACCACAAACAGCATCATACTGTTCCTGAGTAATCGGCACGATCAGCGGCCTTTCCCTTTTTTGCCGTCCTTACCTTTTCCACATTTAGAATTCATAATTTCTCCTCACTGTGGTAAATTACTACAAACAGTAGTTGCTACGTATAGTAGTAATTATACCCTAAAGGAGTACAGAAATCAACTTTTTGATGGAATCAGCTATCGAATGGTATTGAAACGGGTCGTCGTTTTTTGCAGTGGGGCTTTGGATATGAAATTAGTTTTGACCGAAACCAAAGTCAAATAGTGGCGATTTTAGTATAATTCACGCGGTTTTCCTGCACCTTATGGCCCGTGGAATCTCATATATTTTAATGATCCGCCCATGGGGGGATTATGGTTTCCCTTAGCGGTCCCCCAGGCGGATGTAAAAAGGCGGGTCAGTCGCATAACGGCTGACCGCCTTATCCATGCTTCCCTTTTCACTTCAACTTTTTATTTTTGGAAAAGCGTTTTCCGTTTTTGGAAAAGCGTTTTCCACAAATAATATACATCCGTTTCACGTGAAACGCACTGTATTCACAACGAGAATACATTATGTTATAAATTTATAATATTTATATTACAATTTTATAATAAAT